CCTTGCGAGGCGAATTTCCTAAGTTTTAGGAAACTCCCGTCAATGTGACGGAGGTGCCTCGTACGTGCGGCATGCAGAGCGTTCAGGAGGAAGTGATTCTTCCTGAAGATACGCTCCATGGTCCAACACGAGAGCCTATCACTGGCATCGGATAAATCGACCGTTGCCAGATTCTGGTCTCTAGAGGCCCGAACGACCATCTCTGCAGAAAGGTCCTGTCTACTAAAATCTATAAAGTCTCCTATCCAGGATGACTTTATGCGACCACGTAAAAAGGTCCACAAAGCCTGTTGACACCATTGGTGTTCAGCAGGTTCTGCAGCAATGATTCTGGGTGCCTTCGAAGTCTTAGGCACGCAGATCATTCTACTGGCAAGCTCATGGTTAATGGGCTGTTCAGTACCCATGCGCACATCTATGGTAGTCATTCCACAGTATGCAAATGGGAAGATGTGTTCGAGTTTATGCGGCCAAGTTGGGAACTGGGATCTCTCCCAGCTCTTACTCTTGGATGCAACAGCTCCGGGTCCGTGTTTAAAGCCAATACCTTCGCGCGAATATTCCTCGTGAAAAGAGTCACTTAGAACATCGAGGTGACCGAAGGTTTGCGAAAGTATGTCAGCGACTTGCTGCACACGATCGAGGACTACTTCGATTTTGGACAGGGATTGCTCTACTTCTTCATTATAGTAGAGATCACCCGAACCAAACCGTCTACAATGGTCGGTAAGACCAATATGAGTAGTCGGTTCGTCGAGTAGTATCGCGTCTTCATCCCACTTAAGAGACGGGACGCGAAGGCCTTTTTCGACTTCATGGTATGCCTCCAATGCCGCATTTCTGCGTGCAGGTGAGCAGTCCACGTCCAATTTCTTACCAAGGCAGAAAATCTGCCGAAGGAAAGCTATTGCAGTCGGGTCAGGCTCCAGCTTTAAACAAGAGTCAGCTTCAAATATGCGCAACCATAGTCCTGAGAAAAGTCTCGGCACATGGCACCTGCGTGAAACTCTCCTCGCGAGAGCACCACCAGGTTGTAGGCGCCCGTTCTCCAATCCCCCAAGAAGGAGGGAATCGAGTGACGGTAAGTCAAGGGTGTATAGCCCCTGGCCCCTATTTGAAGTCAAAGAAGTAATGCGCAGAATGTCCTTCTCCACACTACTCTTCATCTCCGGGTATGCTGACAGAACATCTGTTAGGAGTCCCGTCAGGACGTGAAGTAACGCATTAGCTTGGCTTTTCATAACTGCCCCTTAATAGGAGGTGGTTAATCCAAGTTGGCTACACGCTACCGTTCAAGGAGCTTTAACTTAAGACTCCTTGTTCTGCAGCTTGCTGATGACTGCCCCCGTACTGGCCGAAAGCCAGGCGAGGAAGCCAAGCGCATCGTTCTTCGGATCAGAAAGGGTGTCCCCCTCCTGGTTCTGAAACGTTGCGAAGCACCGGCGGACCGTACTAAGGGTCGCCGGCGCGACAGGAAACACAGTATGAATGAAATCGACATTGTGCTGGTCCATTACTGCACCAACTCTCTTTCGATCATTAATAGTCGTGTTCCTGATGAACAATTGATACTGATCTGTGGTCGTCCTAAGATAGTACTCAGAAGAGTACCCGTCCTGGTTGATCCGAGTCAGTACTTTGTCCACAGCATTCACCGTAATGGTGATAGTGTCGCCAATCATGTCGTTACTTCCTTCGCACTCGTGTCGGTTACCCGGCAAAGCGCTGCTAGAGGTTAAGTATACCTCGTCGCAGCCAACGAGGCGAGAATCCCCACCTGACCCGCGTTTAAAAACGGATGAGATGAGAGGATAGGAGCGACGAACGAAGTAACTCTAGTCTTGGTCTCCAGCCTAGCATTAAAGCTAGACATGGTGTACCCATTGTAAGGGTCATCATGGCTGGGACATTCGACCTTTGTTACGGTATGTCTCATGACAGCTACGTCATTCAGAACTAAACCGACAATATTACGTTGAGCTCGAAAGAACTCACCGACATTGCCGAAGTAGTCAACTAACCACGACCATGGGATCAACTCCCAGGCCGTGGCACCATCAATGGTGCCGCCGGTTAGGGCTCTGAACGCGTGCCGCATTAGCGCATACTGGCGGTCATTCTGTGACATGTGGGAGAAATCATAACTCCCATCAGGCACCCATCTCGAGTGCACTTTCACAGTCTGCCCAGTCCACCAGTCAACGTCCTTAACTAAAAAGACGCCGCTGGTTTGCAGGAAAGTACTTCTACGTTCCTGCGCGGACGAAGCATCGACCACCACCGTTCTTTTGATACCACCTTGCCTATGAGCACGTGCAATTTCAGCTGTTCGGTCTGCAATTTGTTTTTGCATACCGCCCAAGCCGATAATGTCGTTAATTATAGGCCGAACCCCAAATTGATACGCTACATTGGCGTTTCCCACTCTACCGAATTCATTTCTACCAGCCTGCCGAAGAATATCCGGCAGTTGATGGATCTGAAGAAGTTCGGTGGGGAGATCAACTGAGGGTCTTGAAGGGTTAGTTCGTGCAGCGCCGCGAGTTGCGGCCTCCACAGTCCCTAAGGTATCAAGAGCTAGATGCTCGAAGTTATAGGATAGGTACTGAAGAAACTCGCACGTAAAGTTTGTAAAATACGACGAGAAAAATCCAGTATACGGCTTTTCGATGACTCCGCCATTAATGTTCATTTTCTTAACACTAAATGGTGCGTTATCACCGGGTCCGACAACATCTCCACAAGAATTCTCCAGATCGGTGAATTCTGAGGTGTAGACTGATCCAAACCGGCCAGTTTCGCCACCGAATTTACGGTGGACGAAGTTCCTACTTCTACCAGGCATCTTTAGTCACTCCAAGAGGAGGACAGGACTTGTAAATCCTGCG